GGACAGCCAAATCGCCGACTGCTCCCGAGACTGGGGACAGATTGTCAATCAATGCTGTGAACTCATACTTTGGAGCATTTGTTCCAGCAGGTGTTCCAGCAGGGAAGATAGCAATCGTTGCAACTGTATTGAACAGGTTGTAGAGGATGCTGTCTAGTGCTGTGCTTGCGTAGTCGTTGTGAAGAGCAAGAGTGACCGACCCAGATTTTAGGCCGCCTTTGTATTCACGCCAACCGGACGATCCAAAGCTGGTCGTCTCAATCGCATCTGCAGTCGTGGAAAGCTCGACTGAGTTTACATTCTGCGAGATTGCAGTTCCATTGAGCTGGACCACAACATCGGTAAGAATTTGTTTTGCCATTTATTTCTCCTATGTGTTAGCTAGCTAAAACACGAACATTGAATTCAACAGCCAGATAATTGATATCTGAAAGCACTATTGATCCATAGCTCGTCATTTCGGTCACTATCGTGTCAAAGGCCTTACCAGATAGCGACCGGTTCGATTCTATCGCAAGCATTACTGAGGACTCACCTGTGCTTGAACAGTAAGCATCAAGGTTCCTTTGTGCTGTTCTTTCATCGACCCTGCCAACAACTATCTGGACAGAGAAGTTGTATTCAGTCATTCCACGCTGGAAGTCTTGGTGATACTCGACTCTTCTAAGCTGGACAATCGCAATCGGAGGATTTGGATTATCGGGAACAGTAGCGGCAGTTCGAAGACCCGGGATGGTGGCTAGGTTGGCTGCAATCCCATCTCTGAGTTCGCTGATTGAGGCCACTATGCCATCCTGATCTTGCGGTATGGATCTACTAGGTGCTGGACATCAGGATCTAGCCTGAAGCCAACTCTCATAGATCCCATTTCGCCAGAGATGATTCCAAGAGGAGAGTCGAGCCTCTTGAAGATTCTGGATGCAAGAATGATGGTGGCCTGAGTAATGGCAATAGGAACTGCTGACCATCCCCAAGTGCCGACTATCTCAACTGTGGCCTCTCCGTTGCGGTATGGAAATAAGTAGTCCTCGACTGCTCGAATCTGAGTGTAGGAAGTTACTATTCCCCCTGCTCGACCATTTAGAGGCTCAGCCTGCCAGTCTTTAGCTTCCCAAGTTGTGTCATAAGTCTCGCCGTCTTCTGAGGTCTTGACTCTAGTCAGGGTAATGAAGTCCTCTGTCTCACAGACATAGTTGTCTAGTGGGGCAAAGACCTTAGTAGCTGTGCCAGAGTTATAAAAGTAGCGTTCGGTATAGGAATCAATCTGTCGAGAAGCGGATTCGACTGCCATCTCCAATAGCGGGTCATCAATACCATCGGCTATGCCAAGTGCCGCCTTAAGTTGTAAAAGTGTGCAATAGCCCTGCGTGATAGCCATGATTCCTCCAACCTCTATTCTACCGACATTGTTCTGACCATCATCTCGATCATTGGCGGTCCGAAGTAGCGAGAGTTCCTCCACAGCATGTGATTCACATAGCTGTATTTGGTAGCCAGCCTTCTATCTACCATCTTGGTTATTGTCGGTATTACCTCAATGTCATCCCTGCCCAAGCGTTTGGCAATCATTTTGACCAGATCGTATTTGGAGACCCAATCATTGGGCACTAGGTGCTGAGTTCCAGCTAGGAAGTATTCCTTTTTCAGGATGCCTAGAATGACTCTTGCGAAGGCCTCAGTTGTCACCCCATTCCAGTAGTGATTGATGAAGCCATTTATCACAGCATTCTCTGGCTGGTTCTTCACCCAATCAAACAGAGACCCCTTGCCGTTCGCTCCGATTATTGAGCATCTCAGATTCAGCCAGTTAGAGGCATTAATTTCGCCTCTGACTTTGCTCTTTCCATAGGGGTCAGTAGCATCCCTAAGCGAGTCCTCTGCATAGAAGCCCATTTCCCCGCTGAAGGCACAGTCTGTCGCTATCTGAATGAAATAGAGGTCTTTGCGGGCAGCTAGCAGGTGAGGGAAATCGCCGTTTATCTTTTCTAGTTTTTCTACTAATGGTTTCTTCTGAGGTATTGCTCCGATGCAGTTAATCACAACATCGCCTTCGATCAGCATGAATCGGTCAATCGAGTCGGGTGCTTCATACTCTGAGCGTGTGGGTGCAATCAGGTCAAAAGAAGAAAGCTCTTTGACCATCGCTGAGCCAAGCATCCCCTCAGCTCCCAAGATAAGAACTCTCACCGAAGCGACCTAGCGAGTTGTCTAATCTGCTCCATGCCCTCGGCTCTCTGATCAGCACCTAGCAATGCTCCAGAGGTTGTCAAGCGGTCATGACCCCTATCAAAAACAATCCTCATCGTAGGCGTGTTGTATGGCTTTACAAGGCCAGTTTTTCTCATGTGTAGGGCCAGACCCCAATCGGCAAATCTTATGCCCTCAGGGAAGCCTCCAGAGGCTTGCCAGAGGTGTTTGGTCATGGGGTTAGCACCGCCTAGTTCAAACTCATAATCAAGGGTTTCTGGCAGCCATTTGGTCTGCTGGACTGAGTCCGAGCCTTTGGTTCTAAGCCAGTCGCAAACTAGGTTGCATCCCGCCGCCTCTGCCTCTGGTATCGAGTTCAAGGCTTTAGGTAGAAAGTAGTCATCGACATTGCAGATCGCTATCCACTTGCCAACGCATAGATAGATTGCTTGATTCCAATACTCGGCATAGCTGTTTAGGTTTTCTTTTATTACCCTGACAACACCCTCATTTGGAATGCTCGCCTTGACCGCTTCCCAATTCTTTTCATCGGTGACAATGTTTATCTCAAAAGGCTTCGTCTCAAGCGACTGCACGCCTGCCCACCATTGAGGCAGGAATTGAGAATAACCCTCACCCCAAATTGCTAGGGGTAGAGAGATTAGACCAGAGTCTTGAGGAATGGTAACCAATAGTGATTCCAAACTTTTACATCGTCAAACTGCTGAGCAAACTTGCGTGAGGTTTCTGAGTAGCGACCTTGTGCCTTGGATACTTCATAGGCATTCTCTAGCTGCTGAGTAATAGATGAAATAGATGGGACTTTCCACCATGCAATCTGAGCCTCATCCCAGAACATTTGGCCTGTCACCTTAAATCCATCTTCTGCTACTAGATCTCTAGGACCAGTCCAGTCTGATGAGATGACTCGACAGCCTACCGATTGAGCCTCAAGGATTGGAATCTCAAAACCACCTCCAAGAGAAATCTGCAGAGCCACATCGGCAGCAGAGTAGAAGCCTGCCAGATCTTTTGCATCCAGCCCTAACCTGTAGTCGATTGGATCAGGGAAGATGACAGAACTCATGTCAAGCCCACAGGCCTCAGCTAATCGAGGAAGGTGAAAGCCTCCATAGATACCCTTAGGCTCTGTGTGAATGTATAGATAAGCGTTCGGAACTTTCTGCCTAAAGGCTGCGAATCCAAGCAGGGCCTCTGCGAAAGCCTTCCGGTGAATTGATTTATTTGCCTTATTTGCAGCATTGATAATCACTAAAAAATCATCATCCTTGATTCCCAGAAACTCTCTAGCGTCTTGCTTGCCAATCTTGTCGGTTCGCTTGAATGTATTGACTGTATCGATGGAGTGAGGAATGTAGATTCCATCAATACCTACATCTTGTAACTGCTCAAGTCCAAATGGTGACATGGCAATCGGAGTGACATTGTCTTTCTCCAACCATCTCTTGACAGCAGGTGGCATTGAAATGTGATCTAGCGGTGTCCAGCTCAGAATGTTTGGGAATTCATCAGTAGGCCACAATTCGGGCTTCAATACCCACACATCACATAGGGTCAGAATGTAATCTTTCCAATCCTTCTTAGCCATTTGCATCTTGTGCCCAACTGCAAGTGCATCCTGCGACATTGGCTCATAGCCTCTTGCGTAGTGTGGGATTTCTCCGTAAGGGGTTTTGTGCGTTGAGTTGTTTCCCTCTAGTCCGTAGTTTGAGACATGACCAACATTCGCTCCATGCTTTGCAAGATTGTCGATCAGCTGACCTATTTGCATCCCATAGCCGGTTGGTTGGTAGGGACTATTGCTAAAAGTTGTTACTGTGAGATCTAGTTGCTCTGGTTTCATGATTTCCTTTCTTACCCCACAATAGCAAAATCCCCTGACTTTTGGTCAGGGGACTTGCCAGATATCGGAGGATGACTATGCAGCCGAGCCTCTGAGGATCTTGAAATGGTCCTGATGCGACAAATTTCCATCGATTCGAATAACAAATCTAAAAACGCTCAAATCATTGGCGAATTTGAAATCATCGCTTCTATCGACTCGCAAACCACCGGCAACTCTTACCTTATATGAAGGCAAATATCCGTAGCCCACGCTTGCCGAAGCCGAACCTACAGCCGCCATTCCGGGGTTCTCAAATACTGGGTATCCAAGAAGGGTGTCTGCGGTTGCTCCGTTTAGACCGGGCTCGAATAGGTAGTATCCGTCTGTGGTCTTTAGCTTGCGAGCATTGCGGATTGCTGAAGGGGCCATGAGCCATCCAGTTCCCGGCAATCTGCGAACTGCACCATCGACTGAGTAAACAAGGTCAATGAGCTGGTCTGCGGTGAAGAGGCCGCCGGCAATGGTTCCGGATACACCGGTTCCTGCTGCGGTAACAATTCCAGTTGGAGCAGAAGCTCCACCTGCACCAGTGGTTAGTGCAGCATTGACTGCAACACCAATTGCGTTTCCTGCCTGACGAGCAAGAACATCAGCAATCGATACGCCGGAGTCCTCGATCAGTTCTCGGGCTACCGGAACAAGGAAGCCATATTTCTTCGCTCCAAGTGTGATGCTGCTGAAAGTCGGTTCGCTCTCATCGATCTCAGCACCTGCTGCTTCGTAACCGGCAACGCTGTAAGAAGTGAGCGTTGGGATCTTGAGGTCTTCACCGGAAGTGGTAGTGAAGACTTCAGATACATCGAGCATCGGCCCTACTTGTCTCGCAAGGTCATATACCCGGGCCACAAAGCTCTGAGGCACTAGACCTGAAGAACCTGATGGAGTTAGAGTTCCACGCTGCTCGAATGTGTGAGAACGAATCTCTCCCATTGCGAGAGCACGAACATAGTCTTCGTCAGACTTAGCTGAC